TTAATTCGGTACATTACGTTTTTCATTTGGGTTCTTAGTATAATAATCATTGTAGCTATCGGCTTGTTTCTGTGTAATTAACCCACCGGAGACAAGTTTCCCTAAGCTAGGACTATCCTGTTTATCAAGTTGATAAAGTTCGGCTTGACCTTCGACAACTTTAACAACCGCTGTTTGACCCGTATTTTGGATATTCTTCTTTTCTTTAGACAAATTTGGGACAAACAATAAAAGTAAGACACTGATAATAAGTAAGACGACAAGCATTTCAATCAAAGATAGTAAATTTCTTTAGTTTAGTTACTTTCTTCTATATAAATAAAAAAACTCCCCCACCGAAGTAGGGGATTACCTATAAGAACAGACTTGTTCATTATAGCATATTTTATTCGTTTGTCTCTATGTTTTCAAGAAGAGGGGCAAAGAAATTTCCAGTATTTATATTAATGAACTCTGAGTCCATCGGGAATTTTCTTAGGTGATCTTGCAAGCATCCATATATACTAAGGCCTAAATCTCGGAAAGGATCCCCATGTGTAGAAAACCATGATACTGCAGCAAGTAGTACATCCAGACCAATCCTACCATTTCCATTTTTAAAAGAAGTTTTGCTTACCCCTATTCTTTTGTGAAAACTCTCGTGATACTTCATAAAATACATATCAGATTTATAATTGTATACTCGTCCTCCATGATCCGCTCTATTCCGATAAGCTAAAAACAAATAAAGCATTTCCATAAACATTTGTTTTGTATCCTCTGTAACAAATTCTTCTGGAATATCAGTCATCATTGAAATAATTTCCGTTTTTACACTGCCTTTTTGTAACCGATAAAAGGTGATCAGGTTCCCAAAAGTGGTACCTTTTAATAAAACCCAAGGCGGAATATTGCCATGACACTCTCTGTAGTGCTTAAACGGCTGAACATCATCCTCTTTTATTTTTTGTAATTTACGAAGCAAACCATCTCTTTCAGATTCTTTTTTATTTCTTCGCGAATTCCATTTTATTTTACCTCTTAAAAAATTATCAGGATGACTATATTGTTCATACTCTGCAGTGTAATGACTTGCAACTGTATAAGCAACAGCAGTTCTTAAATGAAGTTCTATGTCATGCATGGTTTTTGAAACAGCATTTGCAATACTTTTATCCATTTTAAATAAAGAAAATAATTGTTCGAAAGTTGCACCCTCAATAAATACATCTTTCTCTTGATGCTTAGGGTCCTTATCTAAAATTACATCTTTATACCCATTTACAATTTCATAATATCCATATGTGGATAGTGCTTTAACTGCCATTTCTTCGTCTAAAAAAAGAAGATTTCTTGATTTAAGCAGCTTAATCTGTTGTTCTAGTGTCGTGAAAGGTTTTGTATCCAAGTCTACTCCATACTATCAAAAAAGGCCTCCTAAAAAAGGGGCCTCTTTCTAGGCTACAAGGGTAACCAGTCTTTATGATTAAAGATATTTTAACACTCCATTTTGGCAATGTCAAGAAAAATGATAAAAAATAACAATTTTTGATCACTTTTGCGTACTAATTTTGTATCTTTATGTATCAAAAAAACTCCCAGTCACGGAACCAGGAGCTAAGAAAAACAAAATTAGAAGCAAGCTTCTTCTTTTGATAATTGTATTATATCACTATTCAATATCAAGACAAAACAAAAAAACATCCGATCAATTGACCGGACGCTGTGCTTTTACCAGATTACGTTCTTTTCATCGAACTCACCTTTTTTACCGAACAATTCTGAGCTGTAAATGTTATCGGTTTTCAAATTCATTTTTGCATATTGATTTTGATAACTCGCAAGCATACGCGGGGTACGGATATAACGTAAATGTGTTCCATTTGAGATGAACCATTTACCTTTGTGTGGACCTGTTGTATCTACAATTTTTAATAACATCATTTCTTCTTCTCCTTTGATATTGCTGTTTTCTGAATTATTATTTGGTGGTTTGGGTGCTGCTTTTTTACGAACTATACCATCAAATCCACCATACCATGACCAGCTATTGTCTCCTGGCAATTTTTGAACATATTGAGCATCAAGTACATTCTGCTCAAATGTTGTGATATTACCATTTACAACACTTGCTACCAAGCCTGTGTGTCCTGTAGGTAATCCTGGACGAGGGGCGATATAAAATGTATCATCCGCTTTAACTTGATCAACTCGTGGATTATTAATATACTCAAACCCAATCGCATTCCAGTCAGTCTGAGTATAAACATTCCAAGCACTCATTGCATCGGTATGAGGAGGTAACTCGCCGTCTCCTGGTTCTCCTGCCCATTGGTATTTACAATCAGTCATATATCGCATGTAATCACTTGTGAGTGCTCCACATTGACCATTTCCAACTTTTTGACCAATAAGCGGATCATAAAGTTTTTCTAGTTCTGCCATTTATTCCTCCTTTTGTTGTTTATTATAATTTAGAGCACTTACCCCTGTAACTGCTCCAAAAAAGACTGTCACAGCATTTATGGTAAGTACTGCTAAATCAGTATCTGCCCAACCATAAGCTTTACCCAGAGCCCCAACAAGTACGCTTAGAGCTGGTAATACTGTTAGTACTACCCATTTGATAATGTCATACGTTTTATTATTTAAATTCATTTTGATTATACTCCCAATAATTTTAAAGATGCTGCAATTATAGTTCCTGCAACACCCCCAATAGCAAATACTGCCTTCCAAAAATTTTGCTTATCTATAATTTTCATTTGAAATTGACGCTCATCTGACGTGTCATTACGCTTAATAACTGCTTGAAGAATTTCTGCATTTTGTTCCGACTGTCGTGTATTCTGCTCACGTAAAAAACGATTCGATTCATCAACCCTAGTCAAGCCCTCATTCATTGTTTTTTGCATCTGAACAGTAAAGTCATTCAAACGAGACAACTCTTTATCATGTTGCTTGAGTTTATCATCGTGCAATTGCACTTGTTTTTCTAACTCCAATTTTTTCCTTTTCTCCCTTTCATGTCATATTAAGTTGTTCTCAGTGGTATCATCATATTGAAGCTATATCTGTGATTCGATCCAATGGTAACCGAACTAGGTGAAGCATATAGCTGTACGTCCCCTGTATTTAATATTCCTCCGGAATATGCTGCGCCTCCACCTTGAAAGTTACTCCACATAAACGCTTCTGTATGACTTAGATGCTTAACGATTTCAGAGGGTAGTTTCAAGAAAGTGTAGTAACTTGACCCTGTCTGATTTGATGTAGGCCTAGCTCCCTGTACTGTTATGAATATCCATCCCCCCTTAATACAGTACTCTGCAGCGTTTGCAGCATATCCGGAAGCCATGGTTAGAGGAGTGAGGTCACGGTCTGTGCTCAAAGCTTGACCGTCCGCATCAAAAGTCGCTGTTCTAAGTGGTGTTCCGTCTGACGACAAAAGTTGTACTTCCAGACTCCCCGTAAAAGTCTTTTTACCTTCAATTGTTTCATCACCTGTAAGGTGGACTACTTCAGAATTATTGGCAATTCGCTGCCATGGTAAATTGAACCCAAGCGAAGTATTTCCAACACGGTAATATATCCCTCTAGTCGCATAATCATATAGGGTTTGAAAAATCCCACTTGATCCTACCATAGATCGAACAGACAAACGAAAAGCACCAGTTACTCCTTCTGGTGCTCCTGTGACTACTGTTGGTGTTTTCTTTGAGAACTCTCCTTCTTTTTTGTAATCATCAAGATTTGCTCCTGCTGGAATATCTTGAGAAACAATCAAATCATTAACGACTTTAAATTTCGTATCAGTTTCTGATTTAGTATAGAAATCCCCCGCTTCAAATTGTTTCAAGGCATCATCCACAGCTTTAATTGCTGCATTAGAGCTTGTTTCAATTTTGCTGGCCGCATCTTTTGCACTATTTTCCACAGACGTTATTGCATTACTTGAGATATTATTGATTCGCTCTATTGCATCATCTGCTGTGTCTTTAACATTTTGATTGTACTGTTCAATTTTTGTGTCAATAGCAGCTATTTTATTATTAATATCCACAAATTTTGCATCGGTATCTGCAATATATTTGTCTGTAATTGCATGTAATTCTTCAACCAACTTGTTATATTCTGCGATATAACTCCTTGCTTCTTCGGCAGTAATATCTACAATTTGTAAGATGGTCATATTAATATCTGCGCTAGTAATTCGCTTGTCATCTTTTTCAAAAGCAAAATACGCTCTTTCTGCATTACCCGCAGCACCAGTAATTTCTTTGGGAATGGTATATGAAAATTCCCCTTCTTTAGCTGCAGTAATCTTGGCATTTACTGCATCAATAGATATTGTTTTGGCACTCGTTGTCAGTTCGAATTTGATTTTCCAACCTGTTAAATCAAAAGCATCACCATAGGCCAAAGCAGTCGCCTGTATTTCGTGCTGCCCGCCATCATTTACTCGAGTCGTTATTCCTTGCGAAATCGATGTCTTTTGGTAGAGGTCTAATTTCAATCTTTCTTGCATAATTCTGCTACTATCCTTTCTAGTTTTTCTATTTTTTCCCCTTGACTTTCTACTACCTCAATGATCTGTTTATTTGTCAAACTGTTCAACATGATTTGCTTACTAGTATCAATTGAAAGATAATGATCATCTCCTGCGACGTCTTCGGGATAAGTTAACAGAAAAGGAGTTTCTTGTGCAATTAGTCCGAGTTCTCTTTTTTTCGAAGGTTGCAGCCTCTCATCTCGAAATTGATATTTTTGTTTTCGGTCAAACTCATAAAACTTTAATTTCTTCGTTTCCTTAATTCCATCAATTTCAGTGGGATCAATATTTTCTTTCAATCGCATATCTGACTGATTAACAATCGAGTACCCATGCATATTCAGATTTGAATAAAAATCGATAGGAACGTTATTATAAACAGTGAAAGCACTTGAAACCCCTGTATTTTTAAGGCGGGCATTATTAATCGTTGCATTACCACCTACATAACTCCCGCCCATATAAAGGTCTCCAATATGAGCGCCTTGAGAAGAAACCGCAAACTGCCTAGTATAAGTTGTAGCGGATGAAGAAGCCATAACAGAATATGAACCGATATTTCCTGCTTCCACATTAATCGCTATTTCTTCTTTTCCCGTGTTTGCATCAGTCCCACGGCCTAAATAGCCAAGTTGAGTGGTAGTATTTTTCTTGTTTATACGAATACCACTGGAATCAACTTGAACCACATTTCTAGAACTAGTATCTTTGAATGACAATGTACTAGGAGTCAAAGAACTCCTAAGAGTGCTACTAATATAGTTATTTAGTGTACCATAGCTCATCACCATCCTATTACTTCCACTTTCTGAAGTAATAGTTGATCCTTTAATATTTACACCTTCAATCTCAATAGCTCGCAAGATACCCGTTGTGATATTAGCGGCATTAAGATTGATAACATTAATTTTTGCAGCATCTATTCTGCCTTTAACAAGTCGGTCCGCATCAGCCATAGCAGTATCAACAATCTTGTTCCATGTAGTACCATCAAATTCCCACATTTCTATGTCCTGCTCACCTTTAGCATTAATACCAATATATTTATAAAAGAGATCACCTTTCATAGCTTTAGTAGGGAATTCTTTACCAAAATAGACTTTGTTTATTCCATTAGCTGCACCTACAACTTTTCCATTTACGTATTCATAGATATTGTTGTTGTTTTCATGGATAATATTTTGAACTTCTTTATAAGCGGAGCGATTAACCTCATCTCCAAATGTATATTCATTCTTGAATGACTCTAGTGGAAATCTTTTCATTCTAAATATACGAGTTCTTAGGTCATATACCCGCTCATAATTTACAACCGTTACAATATCTCCAAGAGATAAAGGAATATCTGTGGGAGCAACAACTTTAAACTCGGCTTTTGGTACACCATTAAGCTTTAAAGTTTCATAAGCTAACTGAATTAGTTCACTTGGTTCTTCGCATGAATCATAAATAACAACTCCTGTCCGAGGTTTCCCAGTATGCAAAGGGTTAAGAGCAGTCAATTCGGGATCTTCTAACCATTCTTGACCTTTTGGCTTATCAAGCGGGCGACCACTTGATTTTTTCCATTCAACATCTTTAATAGTGATACGACGAGTAAAATTCCCCGTATTCTCGCCATCATCATCTTGAAGTTCTTCTCCTTTACCACGTGGATAGACACGAGTGATCAAGTCCGCATTATCTTCTGCTTTTGTCACAGAAAGAAGATTACTTCCGTACTCAAAGCGTTTCTGGGTCTCTCTTCCAATCTCCTTAAAGAAATTGATATACCGACGTGAAATTTTATTATTACTTATCGCACAAACAAATTGAACTTCACACCCTAACTCTTCAATAACAGCTTGAAGACAATCCCATCTGCTTTGATAATAAAATGATTCGTTTGTTTTAGCGGAGAAATCAATATTCCCTCTCTCCCAAGATGAACCTTTTAAAATTTGATTTGTGATTACACTTGAAAAGTCAGCACCATTATTTCTAAATTCAATTACGACACCATCTCTTTGAAGGTCCTTAATCGCAAAGTCTACTCCTGCAAATTCATCTTCAAATTCATTTTCTTTTCGCTGATTGATTTCATAGATTCTATAGAGTTCTTCGTTTTCTACTCTGATACCAATGTATCGTATATCTTCTGAAATGATATTAGGCTCAGTTGCTAAGTAGAATTTGTTGCCTACCCCAGTGACTTCGAGTTCTTCATAAACTTCTGTTATATCATCCTCATTGACTGGGGCAACGACATTCATGTATTTATCAAATGTGTAAATCATAAGTCATAAACCTCCACATCTACAATGATTTGTTTTGTTGTTACAAGGGACATGGTGATTTTATCGCCATCTTTTATTCTGATATTTCCGAAGTCTGACATGATATTCAAGTAAGAAGTGATTTCTTGATTTCCCAAATAAATTGATAGTTTCTCAAAATCAATTTTTAAAACTTTTGCTGTTAGAGTTGGTAGACCAGTAAAATTCATGGTATAGTCACCTATTCCGATTTTCAAGGTCGTTGATGTGGATGTAAAAGCCGGAAACTCAATATTTCTAATTCTCAAAGGGAAATTACTATCGAGGTTAATTTTTCCGTTTTGTGCGACTGACTGTTTTGAATTAGCATGATACTTATAAGGTTGAGGGCAAATAATTTCAAAACTTCCTGTGGCTTTAACATAGTTTGTATCAAAATCATTAATTACTGCGAGATCACCTTCATAATACAAGTCCGGCTCATCATTAAAAAATATTCTTAACGGTTCTTCTTTATATAGGTGCCGCTTCAACTTTTTGATCGCATCATAGTATTCAGTTGTGTCTTTTGCATTGATATGGAATTTAACAATAAGCCTACGCTCTTTTAGCTTTTTGTTTCTAACCTTGATGCCATGCTTTTGAGCAATCGAGTAGCTATCCATGTCTACAAATAAGCTCTCTCGTCCATAAACAGAGAGTGTTTGAAAACTATTGATTTCTTTATCCAAAAAGAAGCCATCAATATTAATAGCTTCTTTTGGTAATCCTATCGTTCCTTTACTAACTGTATCTGTAAAGTTGTACATTACTCTCCTTTCTATATTTTTCATTTCCTCCTTGATATAATAGCTATGAGTAGGTATTTCCAGTACTTACTTAGAACTATTAGAAAGGAGATCTACATGAGTCAAAAAATCAACGCAGAATCGTTTGCTCAAGCCGTTGTTTCTTCATCAAACGAAACTGACATCAATAAATTGCTTGATTTATACGTTAATGCAATTTCGGCAGCGAATGATTACAATTCTTCCCTACCCATACCTAAAGGTAAAGTTGGAAAGTATCCCCGGTGGTTTTTAATTTTCAGCAATCGCACTATAAAGCTCTGCAATGGCCGATACCATTTCAGGGCTTTTGTCATCTGAGAGGACTCGGGCAGCTAAATATGATATCACAAGCTCCTCTACTGTCATTTCTTTACCTTCTGCAAATTCCGGATTATTTTCTTTTGTAATCACTACTTCTATTTTTTTCATCTTTTGTCCTTTCTATTAAAAACTACTATCAAGCCTCATATTTGTGTTTTGCATTTCAGTAATACCTTCAACAATTGCTCTAAAATCTTTATTCAACATTTGTAATGTAAGATCTAGATTAAGATTCAAACCACGACCATCAATCGAATCGCTAGCAAATGAAGAAGGACTAACCATACTTGCTTGGGCAAGACTTTCACTTGCTTTACCCACCAATTTTGTACTGTCTTCCATACCTATAGCAAGTCCTTCTCCTACAAAGTTACCTATAGCTTGCATCACTCGTGATGGTGAGTGAATATCTAATGCTTTGCGCATCGTATTAGCAACATCATTTGCGATACTGTTTGCAGTATTCATAACACTGCCACGTGCTGATACAAGACCATTATTAAGTCCTATCATGGCATTATAACCAATGTTCTCGAATTGATTTGGTAAACTATCCAAACTATTTACAAGAGCAGTTGCTAGACTAGTCATTGAACTTTCTGCTTTATTTTGGTTATTTTGAATACCTTGAACAAGACCAGCGATTGTAAATCCACCATTTTCAATCATTACTCGAGAAGGAGAATGAATACCTAAAGCGTGTTTATAACTTTGGTCCAATTTATTTGCAGAGTTTTTAGCTGCTTCTTCGACTTCATTTACATTTACACCAAGCCCTTTTGCAATTCCTGCATTTACATCTTTACCGAGTTGTTGTAATTCACTGCCCTCAAATTGACCTTTCAGTGATTGCATAGACTTCTTACCGGTTTTTTCAAACTCAGCTACAATAGGCTCGCTTCCATCACCAGCCATTTTTGCCATTCCACTTGTAGTCGCAGCCATGCCATCTTCCATTGTCGCCTTAAGATCATCGATTTTCTTTTGACCCTCTGGCGATAAATTCCCAAGACCATCAGAAGTTTCTCTAACAAGCCTTTCAGCTTGTTCTGCTCCGGCAGGGCCCATTTTTTCAAGCTGAGCAATTATCCCTTGATCCACGCCGCGCTCTGATAAGATTTTTACATTTTCAGACCACTTACTCATGGCCTCCTCATTCTTTTTGAGGTTCTCAATCATCTTATCCAAACTGATAGTTTGTTTCTGTTCAACTTGATCAAACACGTTGGTTGTTGTTTCCAATAATGAGTTATATTGAGTTTGCATGCTATCAAAGGAAGCTTTTTGAGCATCACTCAATTCTTGATAATCAACCTTACCTTGGTTGACCATTTCATTGCGTGTTTGTTTTAGTTGTTCTAACCTAGCTTTTTCAGCCTCATCTATCGCCGCTTTGGCTTCTGACAACTGTTTATCTATTTCAACGCTATTTTCTTTTGCTGTACTATAAGCTTCCTCTGCATTTTTTGCGTTTTTCAAGTCAGAAAAGTTAGCGAGCAACCAATTAGAAGTTTTTTCCCTCGCACTATTCATCACATCTTCTGCTTCTTTTTCCGCTTTTGTGGTTTCAACCTTTTGTTTTTGTAATTCAAGAAGGTTCTCTTCTGCACTCGCTCCAGCTTGTATTTTCGCTTGTAAATCCAGTCGCTTTTGAGCCTGTTCATTACTTAAGTTTAAGCTATTTGTTTCTTCATCATAGGCTAAACTTAACCCATCAACTTGGCCATTAAGCTGTTCTATTTTCTGTGAAAGCAACTCTTTCTGTTCAGCTGTTTTATACTCCTCCGCAGAAAGCTTATAAATTTCATCTTTTAGCTTAGTAGTATTATCAGCCTGTTTTTTTAATTTTATTGCGTTGTCATCTTGAGATTTAGCTGATTGCTCAAGTGATGCTTTTATTTCTTTTTGTCCTTCTGCAAGAGCCTTGGTTTCAGCTGTGTTTTGTTTATAATTTTTTGTCAGTACAAAAGCTGCTGCAGATACTACCGCAAGTGCAATACCAACTGGCCCGAGAGCTGCAAGCAGACCTTTAGTCGCAGTACTGGCAACAGTTGTTGCTTTAGAGAAAAGCAACTGCGTAGCAGTCGTCGCCTTAATTTTTCCAGTCAATGCACCAAATAATATAGAAGAAACTTTTACTGACGCATTCCCTCCTACAACTGCTATTTGATATGCTTTTGTTGCTCCTGTACCCATTTTCATTGCTGCTTCATAGTTCTTGAAAATAGTAGTTGATGCTTTAACAGAAGTATTCAATGCATTAATCATCGGTGTTACTGTTTGTACTATCTTAAAATACAAAAAAGCAGCACCAGCAGCAACTAGGACAGGAGTCAAAGTATTCACAACCGGAGTAAGCTGACTAGTCACTTTCATAAAACCAACTATATAAGGTGTTGAGCTATCAATAGACTTATTAATAAAAGTAAACGAATCATTGATTTTCACTTTCAGAACATCAAAAATACCTGCAATACCGTCTGCGTTAATTCCGGTGTTTCTCACCAAATTATCAAGAGTTTTAATAATATTGGCAACACCTTTTGAAACTGCATTTGACATATTAGAGAATGATGTAGCTATCCCCTGTGTATTAGTCTTCGCTAATTCCCCAAGTTCATTGCTCATTCCAACTAATGCGCCATTAAAACTATCAATACTAATTTCACCACTTTGCAGTGCCTTATATAAATCAGTAGTACTAGCTTCAGCACCTAGCATTTCTTTAGCAACCTTGTCAAGACCAATTCCCATTGTATCTTGCAAGCTCATCCAAGTATCCATGTCAACTTTACCTGAACGGAGCATTTTTAGATATGCCTCAGTCCCGCGAGCAGCTTTGTCACCACTTGAACCACTTGCTAGCAAGGCATTGTTTAATGCGATTGTACTCTCAGATGCCTTATCCGCATCTCGAAATACCAAGAACATTTGTTGGGAAGTTGCTGCTACATCATCAAGCTTAGTCGGCAAACCATCGATACCATCTGATAGAATTTGAATACCTCTATCAGAATCTTCCGCACTCGCTCCTAAAGATTCCAGTACTTTTGGATATTGGTTCAAGGTATCAAATCGAGAAACTGCAGCACCTACTGAACCAGTCACTGCATTCATACCAACTTCTAAAAGCTTAAATACACCAACACCTTTGGCAATATCCATGATACTGGTATTAGATTTCTGTACTCCGTTATCTAAATCGTCGGAAGCCCCAGCAGCATCTTTCATTGTGCTAGAAAAGTTCTTATCTACGGCGGAAAGGACAGCCTGTATACTATATGATTCAGCCATTTTTCTCCTTTCATTATGTCTTAGCTAACATTTTGTAGATGTCTATTTCATTTTCTGGTACGTCCAAAGCCTTGCTTGATATTCCTGTTTCGATTAGTTTTCTATCAAAGAATTCCTCAAAGTTTTTAAACTCTGGAACAACTTTGCCACCGACTTCCTTGGTGTTTTTCACTAATTGATTTTTAAAGGCAAGCAAATGTAAGTTTTCTAACTCATCAATACGTCGAAGTTTTATTCCTTCCATAATCAAGCTATATTGGACAATGGTCATGCGATCAATCACAGAAAAATCTGTAATATTCGCATACCTCACCAGTCGAACAACCACATCTTCGTATGTGATTACTTCAGATTGAGCTGTTCCTTCCACTGCTTTACTTTCTTTTTTGACACATTGGCTTCTGAAAGCTCAGCCATAACCTGATCAAATAACTCATCAAGATTCTCATATTTCTCTACAAATGCATCAACCTGATTGCCACTTGGACGGCCTTTTTTAATATGAGCTGTACCATGATAGATAATTTCCGAAAGAGCAACTACACTCCCAGACAGTACTTCAGGGATCACAGTATCAAGACCCGCACCAAATGTAAGTCCATTCCCTTGAACCTTATGAAGAATATCTAATTCTCGGTTGAATGCAAGACCAAATACAATCTCAATATCTTTATCATTAATTTTTAGTTCCATGATTTTTTCTCCTTAAAAAAATAAAGAGCGGTTCTTTCCGCTCTCTAAATATCTTTTATTTTTTTGCAGTTTTTGCACTCGCTGCATCAGCTTGGGTTTCTGGGATATATTTTCCTGTGTCACGGAAGGCATACTGAATAACTTCAGATTGATCTTCTGTAACTGTAGCCATTCCTTTAGCGCCTGTTCCATTGATTGCTAACCCAATAGAAAGCTCTGTCAAATCTTCTGCACCAAATGTTGAATCGGTTGAAGTAATATATCCTTGGTAGTAAGTCGCAGGGTACTTCTTGGTTTCCGCTGCCTTTGAAAGACCTTTCTCATCTTCATTTTCAGTCTTGGTAATTTCCCAAATTTCATATAGTGATCCATCAATAACTGCTTCTTCAAGCTCATCTTGCAATGTATCCCCTTGCGCAAGAATAGATGTTACTGAAAGCTCAACTGTCGGTACCCCTGGTACATTAACATTGCCATCTTTAGTAACTGTATTGCTTGAATCAGCCGCAACATTACGACCGTGCTCTGTTTGGAATGCCAAACGTTTAGCTTCTGTATTTTCCGCTTCTGATAGTTTACGGAACAATAGGAATACGTTAATACCTTTAATTGCTGTTGCCATGTTTTCTCCTTTATTTCATATAAATTGGCACGACTAAAACGCCATGTAAAAGGACGTCTTTTGTAGTTGTGTCTGTGATTGTTCTGTCATCAATATCCCCTTCTTTAACAGAAAAATTCTGTATCAAGGTAGTAATGACTTCTGATTTTATTGTTGAAAATTCTTTTCTTTTTTTAGCTAATCCCCATACATCAACACTCAATAGAACAGTTCCAATACTCCCGCTCTTTGTCGGAATTCTGTCAATTTGAGCATTTGATACTTCAACAAATGGATAGCCTACATCGTTCATTTGCTTATAAGGATAAATTTTATATCCTAGCTCTTGGAGTAGTCCATAAGCTTTATCATAAATATCCTGTTCGTTCATTTTACTATCCGATCCAAGTCCTTTTTGAACTGTTTAGATTGCTTCCTAAATGCTGGACCAAGATAGGGCTGTGCGGCAGCAAATCGAGTGCCGAATTCTACATACCCTTCATAGTCAGTGTTTGGTTCAACAATCCCTGTCATTCCCCCATCTTCGATATGCATATTAATTGAACGTTCAAGTGTGCTCGTATCAACGGGTGCTTCATACTGTGCCTCACGAGTCAGCTCCGCTGTATTCATCCGGATTACGCTTTTTAAATCACTCAATGAAGTGTTTTCACGTAGTTTTTTATTAAGTACCTTAGTACCAGTAATCGTAAATCCTCTCCCCATATTATGAGACCTCCTCCAAAATATAGGTTGCTTTGTTTCTCAACATGCGCTTCATAGAAACTTTATACTTAACATCTCCACAATGAGCATGGGTAGGACTAAAAGAAACCTTTCTAAGCAGTCGAGCCACTTTGGAGCCTTGTCGCACCTCCCCAAAAGCTACAAGCATTACTTTTTCTGAAGCATCAGTCAAATTCGCTTTTACCTTTTCTGAGTGCAGCTCTTTAGAAGGTGATTCTCCTAAAATAGGAGCATACTCTTCTTTTTCTTCTGTAAATTTCAAGACTTTGTCATACCTCATTGCATGGACCACACTCCGTTCTTTTTCGCCTCACTGTTCTCTTCATTCCAGTTTGCAATATCTTCTTCAAACTCATCAAAAATAGAAGAGAGAGTTAAGCTCTCGCCCTCTTGTGAGCGTGAGGAATATCCTTCGTCTCCGAGCTGATTATATCGTTTCACACAAACTTCCAAAAGAATGTAGGTCAATTCGCTTGGCACACTCGTTTGCCCCTTTATGAGCTTACCCACAAGGCGCTGAGTCATAGTAGAAATGATTGTATCAATCTTCTCTTTTTCTAACTCCAAGTCAGCCTCTGTTAAAGCCACTAATTGAGTTTTAATATCAGCCATGTCTACTCCTACTCTGCTGCAGTTACTGTGATTTTACATTCAACAGTCAAGCCATTTAATGTTGTTCCGATAATAGTTGTGTTCCCTTCTGCTAGAGCTTCAACTTTACCTTGTTTAGGTGTCACTTTTGCGATAGATTCATCACTTGATGTGAAAGTAACAGTTTTATCTTCTGCTTCTTCCGGAATAACTGTAGCAATGAGTGTTTCTGTATCCCCAACTTTTAAATCTAACGTTGTTTTATTCAACGTCACATCCGTTGGGGCTAGGCTTTTTTTGTTGAAGCCTTTAGGATCGCTTTTTTATTTTTTTCTGGAAGGTATTTACCATATTTTGCTGCTGCTTGCAGTGCTGTTCCTGCAAAATCTTCTGAGTCCATTGCACGGGCTACTTGAATACCCACTCCTGCAACACCAACATTATCAGCTACAAAGTAAGCAACTTCATCTTCTTGGAATTTTTCATCTGGAAGCTCTACAAGGATGAAACCTTTAAACTTATAAAGCGTTTGTTCATCAACATTTGCACTTGAATTTTTAGCAGTTGTCGCAAGTTTCGAGTCAATAAGCAGATCAAAAACATCGGCATTGACATAAGCAACCCAAGCCACAGCATTTGAAACATTGTTGTTCACAAATTTCTTGTGGGCATTAGAAAAGAGTTTAGTAACTGAATCTTCATCAAGAGTGACTTCCATATTGTCACTAGCATTCTCAGAAATAACTTTTCCAAGCATTGCATCGACATATTGTGCCCATGCCACACCGTGTAGCGCTAAACGTTCTGCAACAACCTGATCTTTGATATCATTTACTGTGAAGTCATCAATACCTTCATTGATTGCCAACGGTTTATCATACCCCACAGTTTTGTTGACAGATTTAACTTCTTTACGTTCTCCGAAACGTGACGTTTTCCCAGTTCCTTCGCCAAAACCTGTATTTTCATCGGTTGAATACTCTTGGATAACCACATCGGTATCGCTCGTTTTCAATTCCAAGAAAGTATCACTTTGAGAGATACCATCTTTTACTTGCAACGCACCACCAAAGGCACGAAGGAAAGCTGTTTTCTTTGCAAAAAGGTCTGGCAGCATACCTGTAAATTGTTTAGTAAAAATTTTAATTGACATAATTGTTTCTCCTATTTTTTAATATTTTTCGATTGCTTGTTTAAAAGCATCTACTTCTTTTTGTTGTGGCACCTTTTTAGGTGTTACTCCAGTGTTTCGTTCTTTTTCCCACTGGACACGTTGATTTTCAAGTAAGCCCAAAAGCGTTTTAATATTACTGAAGGTCTTTTCTTCATCAACATCAACCAATAAAGCTAGCTCTTCAGCTTTAAGAGCAATCCCGCTTTCTTTTAATACTTCGTCAGCTTCACTAGTAATATTAGAAAGTTTGATTTGTGCTTTTAAGGCAGCAATTTCGTCATCTTTTTCTTTTTGGATATCTGCGGCTTTTTCTTCGTCAGATTTTTCTTTAATCGACTTCTTGCCACCTTTTTCCAATTCTTCAATACGTGCTAAGGCTTGATCAAGCTGCGTTTTCGTTTCATTCTTGTCAGCTTGTTCTTTGCCGATACGCTTTTGAAGTTTTTCAATGACTTTTTCTGGGTCTACTGAATTGGTTTCTTGACCTTGGTCATCACTTTCTGTCACATTTTCGTTTTGATTGTTTTCTGTTTCAGACGTCTCATCAACATCAACCTCATCAGCGAAAAGTTGTAAATCAAGTGGTAAAAGTGTTTTTTGTTCCATTTCTGGTTCCTCCTACTCGCATTTAAAGACTTGGGAGTCTGATTTTACTCGTGTTTTATTTAACGTCCACTACAATCGGAAAAGGACATAAGAAAAAGTCTAATTCTTACTAGACTCTGTTTTAACTTTTATATATTTACATGAATTATTTTTGAACTCATTCTCAATAAAGGTTTCTACATGCTTATTCTTGAAAATAATCAAAAAATAAAGTTTAAGTTTTAATATAAAAAATTTAACTTTTCTAGTTTTAATATGCAATGTAATTTCGTTCATAGTCCCTTGCCTTTCAAATACTCTTCAAATTCTTCACGGTCAAAATAAGGCGCTGTGCTGCACCTACAATTAGGATGTATTGGTGCTGTATTCACTCCAACTTCAAAATCACTTAATTTGATTGGATCGGTAGAAACTGATTTACAAATAGGGCAAGCATCTAACTCTCTGATAAAAACAAATTTATTTATACCAGAGTCCTTATAAGACTTTCTTTGCACCTCTGTCTGCACTCTGGCAAGCTCTGTGCGAGCTAATCTTTGAGCTTGGTTGACAGTTACATCAAAGAGCTTTTTCAACTCCTGAGCTATCTTTGAGGGGTGCTTGCCCTGTATCATTGCTCGGAATAGTAACTTCTCTAATTCCGCCTGCAAATCTTTTTGAATTAATCCCCAAATACGGTCACTAAATGTTGCGTTTTTGTACGAGCCATTAACCACAGCTTCGGACCCTCTTTTAATTTGTCTGAAGTTAGAACCTAATATTCCAGCTTGCCTTTTTATTTCAGCTAATGCTTCATCGGATAAGTATCGCTTCATCAGTCTTTCAAGCGAATCACTCGAAGCAAGTGTCTCAAGCATAATTTCACGTTTCAAAAGCTCTAATCGATTCACTTTCATTTTAAGATTGTATAGTCGCAGCTCATCATTTGCTTTTTTAGAGAAATCTTTGTTTTTTACATACTCCTTCGCTTTATTAGAGAACTTCTCCACATCTAAGTCTGAAACCCTTCGTCTAGCCTCAGACATGGTGATGCCTTCTTTATCCGAGTAACGAGTTAGAAAATCATTTATTTCTTTTTCAATATCTCGCATTGTTCCGGAGTAAAGCACACGAATCTCTTTTTCAAGTTGAGCTTGGGATTTTTTCCTTGAAGAAATATTTTTTTGTTCTCGTTTGATCCAGTAATCAGTCTGCTTCGTCATCGGCATCTTCCTCTTGTTCTGGGATATCTCTCAATGAATCGAATTTATCTTTATAATCCTTCTCTTCTGTTTCTATACGCTTAATTTCGTTTCCGACATCATCAATACGACTAAAGACACCGAGCTGAGTTTCTTTTGAAACAATTCCATCGATATTTTGCATGATTTGAGATTCTTCCAAGAGGTTGCGGGGGATATTTCTATCAAATGTGTATTCAATATTTGCGTACTCATTTGCCTGAGTTTGAGGCACATTTTCGGTAATGATAAAGAAAAGACGATACCTTTCTTGAAGGCTCGCCCTTAGTTTTCTTTGCATATTTAAAGCAAGATTACTCATTGCTTGAAGCTTATATGCCAGTGATGTGCCGCTAGAATTACCAAAGCTTTCATCCGATATATTTGCAACCATTGAAGTTTGATATAACCACTGCTCTAGTCTATTAATCAGATTTTCTTGCGTACTATCCGCATTAGGTTTATCTAAGAACCTCACATCCACGTTGCTTGTGCTATTTGGATCACCTTTGTAAGTAATAACTCTATTTTCTCGGATGTTTTTTAATTCCTCTTCAGTAAAATCAGCTTCACCGCCAATAAATGCAAGGTAGGCTTCGGCAAAATAGTCCACATCATTAGCTTTTTCTGAAATTGCTTTATTGAGTTGATCTATGATAGGAATTACCGGTTCAAATATTCCCATACGTTCTGTGTTATGCACATACTCAATCATAGGCACGGTTTCAAACGGATGCGTTTGAGGTTCAAGTAAACTCTCGCCTTTAAATTCATAGAACTCACTACGAGTATAGAAAGCTCCGACTAATTCGTCCTTATCATTTACTCCATAACGAATTCCATAAAGTGGCTTTGGTTCAATAGATTCATCCCAAACAATAAATGCTTCGGTTGGTTTTAAAGCTGTAGTGCGAGTCTTGGCATCTTCATTTTGATAGAGTAATTCAATTGAACTCCCATAGATACAAGCCCACTTACCTAACTCAAAGTTTTTATCTTCGATATTGTTTAAATTGTTAAACTCAACCAATTTTTCATTGATTTCATCTGCGAGATGTTTGACCTTTACTGGCTTACCTATAAAATAGCCCATAAATGTATCAACAATATATTTTGCGAATGGCACAGCTACTCGATTGTCTGGTTTCCACGAATCCTTTTTCTTAAGCTCATGAATTGCCATTTCTCCATAATACATTGCTTCAAGTTTTTCATATCTTCCAAGCTGTATTTTATGTTTATCTATTAATTTCTTTATATTTTCAATAGTGACTTCTATTTCGTCACTGTAAATAACCTGTGGCCTTGTGAGTGTGTAATCAGTTCCCAACTAGAACCCTCCTTTTATTGTTCCTATTTTTGCTTTTGGCTTATTCATTGTTTCGGCTATTCCGGTTGTTGCATCCGGTGCATCATCATGTTTGTTTTTACCTTCTTTTTGATAAGTTGTCATAGCATGATAGTATTCTGGAAAACGTGTACGCCAGTCACTCGGAAAGCGTACGTGCTGCTCAATCCAATAGCTGTTTGAATAAATACGGGCTTCTTTGTTATTTCCTTGATAGAAGTCCTCTACTGCACAAGCTACATTTCCTTGTATCTTTTCTCGTACTGAACGAGCAAAAGACCGACCACCATTGTTGCGCTCGATCCTTGATACATTTACTTTATGAGTGATTAATTGTTGAGCTACTGCTTTTTCTGTGTACTCCATTGGTTTTTGTGTGTAAACAACATCTAGGACATCCGCAAAGCCGTCTGAGGTTTCTCCCCATACAATAGAGCAAAGATAGTCTTTACCAGTGTCTGCAGTATCGCAGTAATTCCAAATCTTAATGTAATTTGAGCGTGATTGATAAGTTTTAAACTCTCCGTACAAGCGACCTTTAATATCAATTGGTTCTTGTTGGTAGTTGGCACTTGCAATATCTGGGCCCATTGTCTTTACTTTACGTTTATAATCTTCCAAAGTAAGTACATCATCACAGAGCATTTCGTTTGTTTGTTCATTGTAGGCTTTAAGATTAACGTGTTTCACTCTGTAACCATTTTGAGGTAACTCTCTTAAAGCTCGTCCTGCTAGGTCTTCACTATGCCAACGTGTCATGTTAATAATTATCTTACCGCCTGATTCCAAGCGTGAAAGCATGGTATTAACAAACCATTCCCAGTGCTTATCTAAGACTGCTACATTGTTTGCCTCCTCGGCATTTTTGATAACATCATCAATGATAATAATATCAGCACCGAAACCTGTCGCAGTACCTGTTGGAGAAGTTGCGAGATAGTTGTTATAACCATCTTCCAAACTCCAGAGGTTCATTGCACCATCACCAAATTTTATTTTGGCATCAAATATATCTGAATAAACAATCTTATTCACATCTGCTTTTGTTTCTTGAATAGTGTTACGCACATTTTTAGAAAAAACTGTGGATAAGGTTTCATTATATGATCCTGTCATGATTTTCTTTGTATGGTCATTCCCTAGAATCCATTCAACAAAGCGGCCAAGCGAAAGAGACTTTCCGTGACGTGGTGGCATATTTAAAACTAATACATCGTGTTCATCATCATTTAAAAAGGATTGAAATTCATTACACACAGAGACCAAATAAGCCCTATCTCGCTTGTAAAAGCTAGGCATAATCAAATTACAATAATCAAAGAAAAAACGCTTAGCCAGCTCAATTTTAGCCCCTAGCGCAATCTTATCCATCTCTACTTGCCAACTTTCTGAGTTCTTCTTCTGTCAAGTTTTGGAATGGATCATTCATTTTCACATTTCCAGTTAATTCAACTTGACTTCGATCATTCCAACGCTTAGGATCTGTATTTTTCAGAGCGAAAATAATTGCAGTTGTATCTGCTGGTATTAATTTTTTTACTTTCTTTATATGTTTTTTTGAAACCACACCATTTTTATCAACCCATTGTTCCTGGTGAACCTCTTCAACCTCACGATCTTGTAATTTATCTCGAAGTGCTGCTTCGGCTTTAATAGCAATATAACGTGGTTTTGCTTTTTCTGCCTTTTTTAATAGGTCCGACAAGTCCGAATACTCTTTTTTATATTTTAAAAAAGTTGACTTTGCAATTCCTAATTCTGCTGCAATAGCTACCAAGTCCCAATCATGAGAACGCCAGAAAAATATATCATCAAAGTGAGGTTTTACATGCGTTTCATATTTTGATTTTGCCATTCATAACCCCCATTCTTTTAATATAATTTCTTAATTTATTTTAGTGGCCTTTTGTCCCGTCAACAGTTCCCAACGTCGAATGATCACATCAGCATAACGTGGATCATATTCCATGAGATAAGCATTCCTTCCATTTTGCTCTGCAGCAATCATAGTTGTACCAGAACCCCCAAAGAGATCTAAAACAATATCACCTTGTTTACTTGAATTCTGCATTTGATAATCGAACAAAGCAACAGGTTTCATAGTTGGATGATCACCATTTCTTTGTGGCTTATCAAAATTTAAAACAGTTGTTTGTTTTCTATCAGAATGCCAAGAGTGAGAAGCCCCTTCTAGCCACCCATAAAGACACGGCTCATGTTTCCACTGATAATCCTGTCTTCCCATCACCATTTGATTTTTATTCCAAATAAGCTCTTGTTTAACCATGAAACCCGCTTCTTCAATTGAAGTGTGGAAATTTACAACTTCTGATGATGCATACCAACAATAAAAGGCTGCACCTTTTTTCATTGCGCTTCTTGCTGCTTCAAATACATCAACTAAAAATAAGTGGAAATCCTCAGAACTTTTAGAGTCATTTTCAATTGTGAGAGCATCTTCGGTTTTTCCTTGGTATGCTACGTTATAAGGGGGGTCAGTAAGTAACAAATCCGCCTTCTGTTCGCCCATAAGGGCCGCTACTTGCTCAATGTCGGTAGAATCCCCAACCATTAAACGATGGCGTCCTAATTGGTAAATATCCCCTAATTTTGCGGTTGGTTCCTCAGGTGGAGTAACATCAAAATTTTCATCTTCAACAACTTCTTCAAGATCTTTAAGTTCTTCAAATCCGAATTCGGACATATCAAAGTTCAACTCCAAATCAGAGATTTCGCTGAGTTCCATTGACAAAGCTTCCATGTCCCATGTTGCAAGCTCAGAGACTTTATTATCAGCCAAACGAAACGCTTTGACCTTTTCTTCTGATAGATCGTCTGCAACAATTACTGGAACTTCTTCAAGACCTAACTTTTGAGCAGCTTTTAAACGAGTGTGGCCATTAATGATTTCATTTTTACTGTCAACTACAATAGGGACCTTAAATCCGAAATTTTTAATCGCACTTGCAACTGCATCTACAGCATTGTCATTATTTCTTGGATTGTTGATATATGGTATCAAGTCACCAACTTTTTTATTTACTATTTGCATAATTATCCTCCAAAAATAAAAGCCAGTAGAATAATCTACTAGCTTTATGTGGAATCCATTTTTATATTAATTATTAAATATTTGATCGTTACAATTTCCGAAAGCAGCATGTCAGCACCGCAACCGTACTTTTTCAAATATTTAAGCTTTTATATAAAACTTTCATGATACTATTAAAACACTTTTTGGATGTCAGGTTCTATACCCTAAACATGACATTTGAGCATTTTTTACCAAAAACCACCACTTTTTTTATCATAAAGCTCTAAAATAGCTCTTCTTTTACGATAAATTTGCCTTTCTGTGAGTCCAACTAATTCGGTAATTTCTTCCCATGTGTAAAGATTAGAGTCAATCCACCGATAGTGAAATATTAGTTTTGTTTTATCATCAAGTTCAGTCAACATCTCATCAACTAAATTTCTGAAATTGTTAAAATTTTGTATTTGTGGATCAGCATCCCATTTCATAACCAACTCTTCAACTGGCTTTGAAATTTTGTTAGAACGGCCACCGCCAAAATTTTCGTCACGATTTTCTTTGATTTTTAGTTCTTGTTTTCTCACTGCAATAGCATTATCAATTCTTTTATACATGAACAATTTATTTTCAATCATCTTTAAATCATTCTGTGATAATGTGTATCTTCTACTCACGTCCTAACTCCTTTTCATTTGATATAATAGAGTTAGAAATTTTCTAATTACCTAAGCCCGTTGCTTCCGGGTTTTTTTTATTTACTAATATGACTCAACATAGACCGCAAGACCAACCGCACCTAATGCAACAACAATCATTATTACAATTGTGATGATCGTCCAAATAATTGGATGAGGTGTATTTGATTCCAGCTCATCTTGTAAGAATACTTTTATAGGTTGATTCTTATGTAGTCTAATCTGCTTATCTCTACTTTGATTAGGAAACTGTATAGGTTTCAATCCGTTATCTGTCAAATCAGCATAGAATGTTGTACCAAACTTAGCTGGCACTCCACACCAAATTGTCCGTTTATCTCTGCGTGTGTACTGCTTATTGCCAGTTTCCTTAGAACCTTTGATTATATCTTTAACTGGAATAGCTTCTTCATACTTCTCTAACATGAACAAATTAGAAGAATAGCTATGACCAAAGAACGAGAGAGTTTTAGCTTCCTTATGTTCTTTTCCGACATTCTCCCACTCCCATACAGTTCGTGTTTTAACTTCAGTAGTCACATTCCCTTTACTGTCGGTATGAGTCTCAGTATAAGTTTCTGTGTGTGGTAGATACTCCTGATACTTTGCTGTGATTGAAGCATATTTCTTGCCAGTGTTTACTTGAGAAAGCGATACAGAATCAACTGCAGACAGATCAGCTTGAACAATAGAACGGCCTCCACCAGTATCAAGTAAATAATCAAAGTCTTCTTTATTATCAATACGATTTGCACTTTGATAAAAGTGTCTATTGTCTGCTTTGTTTGCAAAATCTTTGTTATACCATTTTAAAGATACTGTTCCAATGATGGCCCATAATATAATAAGCACTATTCCCATAATTAATTTCCTCATTTGCACCTCTAGAATAAATCTCTAGCATCCTTATTATCAACATGGAAATCAAGATATTTATAATCTTGTTTTTCATATCCTGTCATATTCAATACGATCTTAGGAAAGAATGAACGAACATATCTGTTATAGCTTTTCACACTTGAATTATAGGATTCACGATAGTTGGCCAAACGATTTTCTGTCATGCTAAATTCTTTATTGATCTGTGAATAATTAGACTGTGCTTTTAGATCTGGATACTTTTCTACAACAATATTCAAAGACTTCATAGCTTCATGAGTATTTCCTTTGTCTGCTTGTTTACGTGCTTCTGTGACAGCTTTAAGTGTCTCAGACTCATGATTGTTATAAGACTTAACAGAATCTGCTAAGTTATTAAATAAATCAACTCGCCGCTGTTCTTCTTTACTGATATCTGACTTAGAGCTACTAACAGCCTCCTCAAGGACAACTGTTCTATTATTAACATTTGATACGATTAAAGTGCTCGTCAGTGCAAGGATTAATAATAATCCCATGAATACACCAATTGATATTGCTACTATTTTTTTCATCATTTACCTTCATTCTTCTTTCTCAGCTCATTCAAGATATTACTCAGTTGCCCAAAGTTTAGCAAAGAGAATATTGCTGTAATAACCAATGACACAGTTACAATTAAATTCATTCCACTACCTCATCTAACTCATAGAATGCAGCTTTAATTGCATCAGCTACTGGTAAATTTTCTTCTTCACATACTCCAACAAATGCTTGTGCTAAAACTGTTAAATAATCAACTGTCTCACCTCCGTTACATTTAAATTCTCCATCTTGCTTTTTCCCTTTTGTAATTTCAATCTTTATCATCTTTTTTATTCTCCTCTAACTATGGTAAATATATAATATAATCGGAAGTGGCTTTATAAGCTGTACTCCCTGGTAATCACTGCCTTTATACGGCTTTTTTTATTTTGGTTAAAACGGGATATTTTTGAATGACTTACTAAGATATTTTTCTAACCTATCAGCTATTGGAATAATAAGTTTTTCAATCTGTTTCTGAAATTCTCGAATTGAACTTTTAAGCTTTATTCTGTGCTCACAATCACTACAAAGCTGTTCTTTTAGCTGTGGAATAAGCTCTTCATTATCCATAGGGTATTTACATACTGAGCAAAAATATAAATCTTTACTCATCCCTCAACCTCCACAAAAGGTCTAGTTAGTGGATTAATATAAGCATGCATGAGTCTAGTATTATCACGACAGAATTTATAAAGCTGTTCACTACACTTGCCATGTCCGAGATAAGCCCATGTATTAATTTTTCCTTTTTCTTCAATTACTGAGTAAGGAGTACTTTCCCAGTTTGTTTTACCTGTTAATTCTTCCAACTCCTCCGCAATCTTCTTCGGTATGCTGAGTTTTTTTCTAATTTCACGGTACTTTTTTGCGTCTTGCTTTATCATTTCCTCAGCAACTAATTCAGAAATTCTTTTATTGTTCATCTTCCCCTCCGATTTCTGCGAGTGCTTGCTTGGCTAATTTCTGCAATTCGTCTGGGCTACATTCTTCGCCATTAATAATCACTGAATCAGAATCATAATTATATCCCTCAGCAAATTGATATTCAGCATCTCTTATATTCTCCAGTGCTTCAACAGCCGTGGCAAGCTTCTTTTCAAGACATAAATTATCCATATGTACCTCAGCAAACTCTGCAGCAGTTACAAGCTGTGTTTTTTCTTCACGAATTATTGCAATATCCTCATCACTGTAAGGCCACAAGTGATCTTTCAAATTATCTTTTGCTGTTTTTGTCATGCATATCTCCCATCAAAATCTACTATTTCCAAAACTTTGTCGTCATAAAAAGATTCATTAATTCCAATAAATGCAGCCCCACAAGTGTACATCCTTGTTAATTCAATCTTCATATCATCTGGAAATTCTTTCAATTTGTCTTGTAATTCTTTATTTGTCATCTTCACTCCTCTATCAATTCTTCTACCGAGCATCCGAGGGCTTGGGCAATAGTCAAAACTATTAATGATTTTTTTGTATAAATTTCGCCAAAAGTGAAAGCATTATTTTCAATTTTATTTAAATTCAAAATTAAACCTTTTATATCAACTATCTCGTGGCCCATTGGCAAATTCCTACGTATTTCTTCTAATCTGTTAACTTCATGCGCTAGCTGCTCAACAGTCAAACCTCTTTCCTCACGCATGATTTGCAGTTTTGTTTTTGTCATTTCGCCTCCTCAAACAAATCTAGTTGCTTCGCTGGTTTAAAATTCATCCACAGCACCTCATTTTGTGTTTTTCCTGTAAAGGTTGCTGTCGGAATAATAATTTTTTCCCAGTCTTTTAAGTAACTGTTGTAAAGATCACTTTCATACCCGCTTAAAATTATCTTTGAGTTTGATGCATTCAATGTTTTAAGAAGCTCAATGTGCTCTTCATCACTCATTTCATGCTGATAATATGATCCACTGAGTAAAGATTTCAAGTAAGGTGGGTCAACATAAATAAGTGTTTCTGGATCATCAAATTCTTTAATAAGCTGCACTGCAGGTCTATTTTCAATTTGTGCATTCTTCAATCGGTCAACTGCTTCTAGGATTACCTCTGGAACTTTGCCCCATGTCTGAGTATTATATGGGCCTTTCCATGTCGTATTTCTTTTAAAGCTTGAATGATGACTTGTTTTCCCACCAATTGAGAACCATAATCTAACCATCATACGTCTGGCATCTTCCAGCTTATCTGCAGCAATCTCATAAGATAAAACTTGTTCTTCTCGCGAATAAGGAGTGAGAGAAATCATACTGGCCAGTTGTTTTGGCTGCTCTCTTATTTGCTTGTAAAGATTGATTAACCTACTGTCCAAGTCATTTATAGTCTCACAAAGGACTTTTTCTTTATTGAAAAATACTGCTAAACTACCCGCGTATGGCTCAAGATAGTTTTTATGTTCTGGACAAAGGGAAATAATAAGCTGTGCCATTTTCCATTTGCTGCCTGGATAATTAATTATCCGTTTCATATCGTCCAATCCCTCCTAAAATTTCTTCACGGCTCATGCTCGCATATGGTTCTGGAATCTGTGGGTCGAGTGTAGCACTGATTTTATTGATCGTATCAACTGCTGCTTTTCTAAGAGGACATAGATTGAGTGGGCAATCAAGTTCATCATGCTCCTTGATGAGATCAAACATCTCGCTTATTTCAGGGTTCATACTTCTTCCTCCACAGGAACAAGCTCAATGAGCGGGTTAATCCATTCCCAATCATTCCCAATCATTTCCAATTATTCTATCCCAGCCATCAGAAATTAGTTGATCAATCGTTATATTTCTTGGTTTTTGTTTCACTTTGTAAAACGCACCGTTCATTATTTCAGCAAGTTCTGATTTTGTAAAAGAATCAACCGAATAATCATAATCAAAAGTTCTGTTTTTAGTTAACATTATAGGAGCATCTGCATAAGTTAATCCATCTGCTTGTAACTCCTTTTTTATCTTCACATAATATTTTTGATCACTCATTCTCCCACCTCAATCTGCTCATAGCTTTCAGTTTCCATGCTGTCGATTTCTGATTGGGTGAATTTTCCAGCACGAGTTTTATCTGTTGTTAAATATCCGTCATTCTTTAAGTATAAAGTTACGTATCCAATACAAGTATTGCCTACAGATTCAAGTTCCCTGTTATCTTTCAGATAAAACCGTTTCTCCTTAACTGTGTAGCCTAGGCGTTTCATATCAATAAGTATTTCTATAGAATTATTATTTTCCATAAACCATTTTTCAAATTCAGATGATGCACTTGCACCTCTTTGAGGATTGCTCAAAATGAAATCAAATATGCATCCTTCTAAAAAGATTGGTGATACCTTTTCATACCAATTAGCAACAAACTGCGGAACTTCTGGAATCTCTGGCTGCTGCTTTTCGAGCTGGGATTTGAGAGAAAGTATCTCTTCAGCCATTACTTCAAAGCGTTTATCTTTTTTGTAGTAATCTAACTGAGCCTCTAAGCCATCAATATATTTATTCATCTCGTTAAAAGCGTTATGATATTCTTTAACTTTATCGGTATAAAATTCGATTACTTTCCCTAAAGATGGCTTAATACTGCTTTGTTCAATACCAATTGCTGGTCTTTTTACTTCTTCAAACTTCTTCATCACGTACCTCTACCTTTATTTTCCCACTGACAATATAAAATAAGACTGTTATTGGATTTTTTCCATACTTTCTGCTTAATTGATTTATTTCAACATCAAACTCGGATGTTTCGTGATACCATTCCCGAAGCTCAACAAGATTGTCAATTTCTTTTAATGACTCAAGTAATTCTTTAGATACACTCAATTTATTTTTCCTCGTTTTCTATGATCAATCCCCCAGTTAATTCGTCATATCCATCTAAAATTTCAAAAGTTCCATTTTTAATTTTCTTAGTAGTGACTTTAAGCCGGCTAACGTCATACGTTTTCTGAATACACAGCTCAAATACTGGGTATTTCTGTCGCAACTGCTTAATGGATACTGGCTTTATTTTGATAATAGGGAAGATGCACTTCCCTTTATATTCATAGATCATAAACTCACTCCTCGTTGTATTTTGCGTTTCAGTCTGTTTTTTAGGCGTACATTGTTTGAAACTTTAAGCTCGAGTAAAAAGCTATCTGCTTCTTTAGGAAGTAACTCATAGGATCTAAGTGCTTCAAACAGCTCGTCATCTGTAAAAAAACCTTTAAATTTCATTAGTTTTGTTGGTGTTGGGAAATTATTTTTCTTATTTTTAAGATTTTGAAGATAAGTTTCAGGCAAGCCGACATATCTACTCACCGCTCTAAGTGTCATATTCTCTTCTTTACGAAATTTGTTGATTTTCTCCCAAAAATATTCTGGTGTCATTTCCTTCCTTTCATACAAGCCTATATTTCGCCCTGTGTTGCGTTTTGGGATATAAACGCACAATCTATCCAGATTAATCTTACAAGGCGAATTTGGGCAGATTTTTTGGCACGTGTACCTATAATTCATCAACATCAACTTCTAATCGATAACCATTGTGACCAGATAGGCCACCAAACTGATATTTTGTGAACTTCACGACTTCGTGATTATCATCGGTCCAAAGTTTAGATTCAGTAAATCCATCCATGAGAGCTTTCAAAGTTGGCTGTAAGTTATCTGGATCACTTCTGCGCTTGGTTGGTGTATATACTGTAAGTGTCACTCCACAAGGGCTTGCTGTGTTAAAAATAGGTAGCTTTTCAAGGTTATTGAGTGGATTTTGAACTTGATTAAAGGCTAGTTTCTTTAGCTCCTGGATCACTTTTGCTTTCTGGTGGAAATGCATGCGATCATTTGAGTTCAAAATTAATTTTTTCTGTTTTGGTACAACTTTAGATTTGCTGCTTGCTCGATATAAATTAAAGATAAATTTCATGATTATACTTCCTCAAAATCTCCATCAATTGTATTTGGGGCTGGTAACTCTTCTTTTTCTTCAGTTACATCCTTTCGCTCTGCCTGCTCAAACAAGTCCATCTGATCATTTGCTTGTGCATCAAATTCGGAAGCTTGAATCAAGATGTTGTCAAAAAGTTCATCTGTAAGGTTTGCGATTTTGTATGTCATACCTTTTTTGGCATAATCAAAATTCATTTCATTTAGCCAACCTTGGAAAGGTTGAACTGCTCCAAGTTCAGATAATGTAAATTCGCCTGTGATTTTTTTATTTGCTTTCATTTTGTTTACCTTTTCTTTTTTAGTTTTTGAGTGGTGGAGCTGGAATTAACTCAAAGTGATCATTAACTCGCACCTTTTTTCCATTTTTAATTTCCATGTGCCAAGCGAACAAGCGATTTGTTACCTCGAGACGTGATAACTTTGTTAAATCACAAATAAATTTAACTGGGTCTGTTCGCAAATTGTTCTGTTCCCGCAATTGTTTCCAGCGTTCGTAGTGTTCAACAGTAACCCCAGAACACACTCGACTAGCTCGCTCCAGATAGTAATCTCTGAGTACTTCTGAAAAACTAATTATTTCTTCATCCATTAGCTAATCCTTTCTCTCTAACAAGCCGATATATTTCATTTTGACTCATTCCTGTTGTATCAATGCCTGCTCGAATGAGCTTGGCTTCGTCCGACCAATCAGGAACTTTCTTTCCTGCTCTAGGTTGTGATTTTATATTCGTGGATTTGGATTTCTTCCGTTCAAAGGCAGCACTCTCTGCCATTGCATCTTCAAGTGTTTTAATACCATTCTTATCCCAATAGCTAAGGATGTTTAACGCACTTTTAAATGTTTTACTTTGTCTAACTGCTCTTTTCATTGCTTCAAGCGTTAAATCAAAACCATAATCTAAAACAGAATATTTTAAATCGTCGTAGATAAGAGGTGAGATACTCCCGAAGTTTCCCTCGTAAAATTTTATTAATTGATCAAAATTTGAGTCATCACTACTATTATTTTCTTTACTCTGATTTACTTTACTTTCCTTTACTTTACTTTGTTGATTATCATGTGAATTTATCGGGTTATCAGATTCACTATTCGAATTATTGGAGGGTTTATTCTCCGGAAACTCCTCTTTGATTAAGTAAATGTCGGAAATGACTATTTTCTTCCTCTTTTTCGCTGCTTCTTGATATCTACTTTGAATACCTCTTGAAGTAAGAATATTGTATTTTTCGAATTTCTCTTTATTAAAAAACCCAACTTGTACAGCTTTATTAACTATTTCCTTAACTAGACTTTCTTCAATACCAACTTCATCAGCAACTAAAAATATTGTGTCTTCGTCCCAGTCAAAGTAATAACCGGTATCTTGGTAAATATTGCATAGTAAGCAAAGTAGCACCTCAACAGTAGCCGGTCCACAAGCTCGTTTTATTTTTCTAATTTTTATATCTTTCAAAAAATTTATATCAAGCGGGAAATAATCAAGTCCTTGTTTAAGCGGTCTTGCCATTCTTAATTCCTCTTGTTTTATTTTATTTCCTTATAAACAATAGGTTCTGCTGTTTTGCCCCGAGGGAATCTTACTACATGCAGCGACTTACATGTCCTTCCTGCACAAAGCCTATTGTGTGATGCTGATCCATTTAATATTCAGATAAAACTATGACTTTCTAACGTGTTTCAATGACAAAATACGATTTTCTGTTATTACCGTCTTATTACTGAACAAATGAATCTACGGTGCTTTTAATGTGGTTCCGAACACATTATTTTATAATTCTAAATCAAGTACCTCGGGTTCTCCTTGAGGTTCTTGATAATTTTCAGAAGCTACTTGATCATTGATAATCTCATTTTCTTCGATTTGTTTAGAATCTTCCACAGCTTCTAAAACCAAATCATCTGTTACTGGAGTAGCATCTTTTGGTGTTGCTGATTCGTTATCTGCCACAATTGCTTGCTGCATTTCTGTCGATAATGGAGCGTAAGTACTAAGCATTGCTTTTAATACCGTTTTGGTTGCCATTGCATCAAAATCTGTTTGCCATGGGCTTGATGATCTATTGAATGATTTTGAAAATCGTTTGCCGTGGGCAGTAACTTTTTCTTTGTCCCAGTAAATAATTTTTCTGAATCCATTCGCAAGCTCCATACTAGCGAAATATCCTGCGATTTCGACCCCTTGTGGCATTGAAAAATCAATCTCTAGTTCTTCAAACAAACTGTCATATTTAATAAATTGATTTTCATAGACCGGGCCAGCATTCAGTTTTGTAACTTGTCCACTTCTAATTGCAAGCTGGATAAGCCCTTTATATCCAATTTGAAACTGTGCTTCTCTTCCATAAGGGATGACATAAGCAAAGCCCAAGCTCGGCTCAATGGGTAGATCAAGTGTTGCAGCTTTCATTGCTGCTGTCATGACACTATTTGAATCTACATTTTTTAAATTTGTAGAACCCACTAAACTAAGAAGGCTTCCCACAAATCCGTTAGTTTTTTTGCCTAATACTTCTTCGAATTTTCTTTTTGCAGCATCACTTTTGAGTACTGTTTGTGTTGGTGTTAAATTAGCCATTTAGCAACTCCTTTATCTTATTGAGTACGTTTAATACTGATTTACCTGAGTAATTTTTTTCTGGTTCAATCTTCATTTCGAGAGTTTCAATTCTCTCTATGATCTCTTCAATTTTTGATTCGCCTTTATTTGCAATGTTTGCATTTTGATTTTCTAACGCTTTATTTTTTATACGTTCTTCTTCAAGTTGCTGAGATAGGGCTTGTGTGTCGCCTGTTTCACGTTTTTCTAATACCTGCTCACGTTGTCGCAATTCTTTTTCTTTTTCAGCAAGTTGTTTTTCTTTTTCAAGCTTTTCTTTTCGAGCTGCTTCAAGTAATTCTTCTTGCTCCAAATCTGCCTGAGCTTGTAAAGCTGCGTTAGTGATTTTATCTTTGATTGTTTTCTTTAATTCTCCTTGAGTTGTCAATGCATCAACACTTGAAAATCTTCCGGGAGTGAGCACCCAACGAGTGCCTGTTAATTGATAAATATTATTTGTCTGATTGACAAATAGTTCTATCGCCTCAAATGATTCACGTCTGCGGCGATCATCAAATGCTGTATTAACCTCTCCAATTTTTTTAACAAGTCCTGCTAATTCACTTCGAACTTCCCAAACTTTAAAATTCTTAGTTCGGAATACATCAATCAACTCATTAATTTGCTTTTTCTCTGCCAAATCAATTTCATTAACTTTGGCATTCAGTTCTTTTTTCAATTCAATAAGAGCTGTTTTTGTCGCCTTATCTTGTACCATCTCCGGCACTTGTGCTTTGACTTTTTGTAAATAATCAAAGACATCATCATTCTGAAGAAGTCCATCTTCAAATTCTACTGGCATTCCCATTTTTTATTCCTCCGAATTTTGTTATAATCAGAGTAGAATCTTTCCAAAGTTTCTACCCGCTCCTAGTTGCCGCTAGGAGCTTTTTCTTTTGTCATAAATCGTAAAAAGTCTAGTAAATAGAAAAATTTTCGTTCTATTTTTCCACCAGATACAATCCAAACTTGTTTATCAGGCCATGCTGTTACAATAAGACCATCAGTTGTTGTGTACTGCTCAAGCACTCTGCTCCCCCTCTCTTTTTTCGATACCAGATAAGATAATTCTGCCTATTTCTATAGCTATATCTCCAGTCAATGGATTGTTTCTGCACCACTCTGGCCAGTCTTCTTCACTGATTCTAGTTCCATCAGCTAAGATATTTGTAACCTTGTACTTTTTAGGTGGCCTCCTTTGTTTTCCCATCTTCATTCCTTTCTATGCACTATTGCATGCAAACGTTCAGCGATAATATTTAACGGCCAAACATTTGCGCATTTTCCTGCAAAAAACTCGTATATAATCTCACCCGTCTCTATGATGACAATTTGATATGTGATTGTTTGCATGCTATAATATCCTTATCTAAATTCATCTAGCTCACTGTATCCAACAGTGGGCTTTTTATGTACTAACTTGCTTTATTCTTTATACCATTTAATGGTATATCGGGATAAAAATTAATGAGCATATAATTCGTATCATATAGCTCACATAATTTGTCAATACTTGGTGGTTTAGGAAAAGTAACTCCACGCTCCCAATTAGATAATGCTTCCTTTGAAACTCCAATCGCTTTGGCAGCTTCCTCCTGAGTTAAATCACTCAAGAGACGATACTTTTTCAATGTTAATTTTTCTCTCATGTTAACTCCTTTCTTTTATCAAACTGTGTCAGATTTATATTATCTTGTTTGACTATAAATTTATTATATACCATTAAAAAGTATATGTCAACGGATAAGCAGTAAAAAAATAAAAAAAATGGTATTTATATACTTTTTCACTTTACTTTTCTACCATTAAACAGTAATATAATAGTATGAACAAAAAAATAAATGGAAGAATCGGTAATCTAGGTAATAAAGAGACTATGGCAAAGAATCTCAAAAGATTTTTAGACAGCCGCGGCCTAAACCCTCATCAGTTTTCAGAAATAATGGGATTTAAGTATACAACAGTGATGAATTGGATGAAAGCTAATTCTTATCCTCGAATTGATAAAATTGAATTGATGGCCCAGTACTTTGGAGTTGATAAATCTGATTTAGTAGAAGAATATACCGGAATCTCTTCTACTCTATCTGAAATAAATCGTATCAGTTCTGAACTTGATGAAAATCGTCAAGAAGTAGTCCTTAATACAGCTAAAGAGCAACGTGATGAGCAAGAAGCAGAAAGAAAAGCAAAAGAACCGATTCCGGTATATATGGATGATGACGCTATTTACGGACATATTGATCGTGCTGCTGCTTGGCAAGGGGAAGAACTTACTGATGAAGACCGCGATGCTATTATGATTGCATTAAAAAAACACCTAGAGGAAAAAGCGAAGGAAGAATCAGAAAAAGGTGAGTAATGAAATCTGTTCAAGAAATACTTCAAGAAACTGGTTGTACGATAATATGGAATCATAGTAATGCTAAAGGACTTTACATGAAAGAATTGAATTGCATTTATCTTAGTCTTGACTATGAGGAATTAGAAACTAAATCATTTCTTTATCATGAATGTGGACATCTACTTTCTGAAGACACAAAAGCTCAACTAAAATCTGTCGAGCTAAAACAAGAAAGAAAAGCTAATGATTTTATGATAGGTGCTTGTATTGATGAAGTAGCTCCGGATTATGAAGATTGTCCTTACTTATTGACTGCTTGCGAAATAATAGCTCGCTTCAATTTACCAGACATACTATTTGACGATATTACTGTTGCGATAAAAAAATATTTAGTAAAGCATAATTGGGTAATGTAAAGGAAACTTGTAATGGAATTTGAAGATTTCAAAAAATATGTAGAAGAAAATTGCAATGCAAAAAGCAACTTCTTTAACAAGATGACTGCTTATATGCGGCGAATGGTTGAATCTGAAGACAATAATGTTTATTTAACTGAATCACAAATCGAGTCTGAAGTTAAAAAGAACTGGAATGCCTCACTCCAAAATATGTATGACAAAGTTAGTAAAGAAGTTAAAACAAAGAAAACCGATTCTGCCCCAGTAAAAGTAGAAAAGTGGCTTGCTCAAATGAGCGAACTTGAAGTATTGGATAACTTTGCTGAAAGTATTGATAATATTGAGTTTGATTAGGTAATATATGAAATTTGGAATAAGAAAACCCAGTTTAAAAAAAAGCTTTAAAGCTCGAACAACTGGAAAAGTCAAAAGAAAATTTAAAAAAGCCCTAATTCCAGGATATGGAAAAAAGGGCATGGGAGTCATTAAGAAACCTAAGAAAGCAATGTATAATAAAGTTTATAGAAAGACAACTTTTTCTTTCTGGAACCTATTTAAATAAAAAATACGTGCGCTAATCACGATAAAAGGGTAAGGAGATAACCAAATGATCGATTTTAACAATGCTGCTTTTGTCAAATTAAAACCTGCAAATGATGATGCTTTTATTGACAATATCTCACCTATTTTTGTAAATGGTGAATCCGTCTTGGGAACTTATAAAGGCATACGCGATGGCGTTGTTTTCACAACACATCGTATTATCGCTATCAACGTCCAAGGAATTACTGGTAAGAAAAAGGACTTTACATCTCTTCCTTACTCAAAAATCCAAAGCTTTTCTATCGAAACTGCTGGTACCTTCGATTTAGACAGTGAACTTGAATTGTGGTTCTCTGGTCTCGGGAAAGTAAAGCTAGAGTTCTCAAGTCGAGCAAATGTATCGGAAATTGCAAAGATCATCTCTGAAAGAATTCTATAAATAAAAAAACCGTCCTGGGACTCTCCAAAGTTTAGGGCGGTTTTAAACAATAAGTATAGAAAATTCACGACTCACGTATTTTTTCTATACTCTATTATATCAAATAGAGAGGTAAAATTACTATGAAGAGAGTGGCAATCTATGTTCGAGTCTCAACTCTCAATCAAGCTGAGGAAGGTTATTCAATTTCTGAACAAACCGACAAATTAAAAGCATATTGCGTTGCAAAGGGCTGGGCTGTTGCTGAAATATACACCGATGCAGGATTCACTGGTTCAAATATTGATAGACCCGGGATGCAGCAACTTATAAATGATATATCAGTACAAAAATTTGACACAGTACTTATTTACAAATTAGATCGACTATCTCGGAGCGTTCGTGACACTCTTTACCTTGCAAAAGATGTATTTGCAAAAAATAATATTGACTTTGTATCATTAAGTGAAAACATAGATACATCTTCTGCAATGGGTGGTTTATTCCTAACAATATTGTCAGCAATATCTGAATTTGAGCGTGAAACGATCAAAGAAAGAATGCAGCTCGGGAAATTAGGCCGTGCAAAATCTGGAAAATCTATGATGTGGTCTAGAACAGCTTTCGGTTATTTGCATAATACTGATACGGGAGTTCTTGAGATTGAGCCATTACAAGCAGAGGTTGTAAAACAAATCTTCCAAGAATATCTAAATGGCATGTCCATAACTAAACTACGAGATAAATTAAATTCAGAAGGGCACACTGGAAAAGATAAGCCTTGGTCATATAGAGCACTAAGAGCGACACTTGCTAATCCTGTTTATACTGGCAAAGTTAAATATAACAATCAAATATTTGACGGACTACACCAAGCGATAATAAGCCCTGAATTATTCCAAGCTGTACAATCCGAGTTAGAAATTAGACAGAAGGAAGCATATCAGAAAAATAATAATCCGCGACCATTTCAGTCAAAATATATTTTATCTGGAATTGCAAAATGCGGCTATTGTAAAACACCACTCCAAGTAATACTGGGGTCTGTTCGAAAAGATGGATCTAGAGATATTAAATATCAATGCAAAAATAGATTTCCCCGGAAAACTAAAGGGGTAACCATATATAATGACAATAAAAAATGTGATTCCGGCTTTTATTATATGAGTGATATTGAAGCGGAAGTTATTGACCAGATTTCTCTTCTACAGTTAAATAACGGTGCTTTAGAAAATCTAATATCTATAAACTCTGAACCGGTTATTGATACAACTGAGTTCGAAAAACAACTGATAAATATCGATAACAAAATAAAAAGATTATCCGACCTATACATTAACGATATGATTTCTCTTGATGAAATGAAGCAAAGAAGTGAGAACTTGAAAAAAGACAGGGATGCTTTAAAAGTCAAAATAACATCATCTAATAAAACCAGCACCACTGATCGACTTAAAGCCGCAAGAAAGTTGATTGGGAATAAGCCTATTGAAAGCTTAAGCTATGAGCAACAGAAGAATATCATCAATCGAATAATTAGTCGCGTATATGTTACAGCTGAGACTGTTGATATTACATGGAGCCTATAA